AGATGATACCTAAAATGCTAGATAAACAAATTCCAAAGATTTCAGGAGAATCAATACCCTTACTTAATAAATGAGTGTCAAAATTTAAAAGAACATTTTCAAGAGTGCGCACACGTTACCTTGCTATTTTTGCACTAATAACATCAGGGATTACTTTTGGATCGGGATTAATTGTGTTTCTATATATGAAAAGTCCAGCTTTTGAAAATCAGTTATTAGGACAGGTAATGAAACATATGGATTGGATTGTTGCTGAGGAGTTTGAAAAGCAGATAAGAAAATTAAAACCAAGACCTGTTCCTGATCCGAATGATCCAAATAAATGGTTTTGGGATTATATAGAGCAAAGAAATAAAGAACAAATTGAATGGGAAACTAAAGGGAAATGGAAATAAAGGAAATAAAAATTCCTAAAATTTCAACAATTAATTCAAATTATTATATTCCTTCGTCTAGTTCTTTAAATATAACTCCGCCAAAAATTGATTTAATTGGCTGTATAAAAACACATCGTGATAGTTCTATAAAAAATACACAGATTATTGAAGATGACTTAAATGGCGCTTTTTATAGTTGCCCTAATGGGAAGATGCCGTCTTATACACCTATGCAGTACAATCCAAACAAACTTGAATTTGTAGAACAAAAATCACCCGCTAATAATATTCCTGACAAACCGCCATATAAACAACCTGATATACCAAAAACTAAAGAAAAAGAGATTATAACGATTCCGCCTTGTCCTGACCCAAAACAACCCCTGCGCGTTGGCTCGTATGCCAATTCACAGAAATTAGAGAAGGTTAAAGCGTTTGAACTTGTCGATGGAGAATGTAACATTATCTGGGAACCAGTTCCATTTCAAGAATCTTACATCCCAGAAGTATCGACAATAATTTCAACCGCTGTGATTGGATTTGTAGCGGCATCCTCGCCCATAATTTTGAACGCTATAAAGCCAATTATTAAAAAATTAATTACAAGAAAAAACAAAAAAAATGTATAATGAATATTTGTAGATGAGTTAAAAACCCGTGATTCATCTACCTTAATTCATGTGTATGCGGGATAACTTGATTAGGTTTTTTGTCGATATAAATATCGGAGCATAAATTATAGAACTCGGATTTTTTTGCTATTAAAATGCCCTCCTTTTTTAATTTCCCACATTCTTTAATCCGCGCTATAGCCCAATCTAATTCCTTGTTGCGTAATATTTGTTTTTGAATTTTAACTTGAGTTGTTGCCGCTTCTGAGCATTGATTTTGAAATTTTCTATCAAGCGGAACTGTAAAATTCAAACTGAATCCTGTATTTACTGCAAATGAATCTTTATTAGTACCTGAATAAAATATTTCATCGAATAATACATCACCCGCATTGTCTGGAACCCCGTCTTCATCTTCATCTGTCGGGTCATAATATGGAATTGTATAATAATGATTAAAAGGCTTGCGATAATTTGCCCCAAAAGTAACAAAGGGCGAGAATGTGAGAGTTGCACCTTGGCAAACTATATTACCCCCGAACTGGTTGGTGGTCATATTCCCCGTAAGGGATTGAATTGCCATATTAGTCACTGAGCCATTATTTGATTGACTTACGGCGTTTGCAAGCGCTTCTAGTGGTGTTATAGCTATTGAGAGAACACAGAGTGCGATGTAATTACTGATTCTGATTCTATTTGCCTTGTTATTGTTGTTATATTTGAAACGCCCCCGCCACCTCGATAAGATTCTGAATATTGAAAAGCCGCCCCGCTTGTCGGACTCGCTAATGTAAATACTGGCTTGCTGTCTGTTGATAAATCTAATCCCGTATAAGTATATGTTTGACCGTTGATTGAGGTATTAAATTCTGTTGTGTCAGGAGCCACAGCGCCGTCTGTTGTAATCCCTGATCCTGTAACTGAATATTCATACGAATTACCGAAATAATCTGTCGATACCACCGTTTCTGAGATAGAAGTGCTTGTATTAGTGGTACTGGACATTGTACCAGTGGTGAAGGCTGGCGTAATAGGTTGTGCATAACTAGGTATTGCATAAAATAAAAATATTATGAATAATTTGCGCATATCTCATTTTTTGCGAAGTCCGCGCATATAAGAATCTGCCTTGTAACTAAATATTTTATATAAAGCAAAAGAACAAATTCCATAAATCAATATTGCAAAAATTGATGTAACTAATGCAAAAATCATTTTCTTAATCCACGGTAAGCGTGGTGACATATTGACCAGTAATCGAAGTACCAGCACCACCCCCTGTAACTGTGATTACATGGTTGTCGATTGTTGCCGCGCCATCAGATAAAACGCCTGCCGCCGTGGAGGTGATATTTGAGAAATTTGCCACCTCGCCTGTAGTAACAGCAGATGTAGGAGACGAATCACCTTCTAAATAAGATTGTTGAAATGTGAAATTCTCACCGTCTGTCAATTGACTAGCCGTGATAGTAGTGAAATCATTTATACCATCTGTAACATCGCCTAGTCCGCCTATAACGCCAGCCGTGGTTCCGTCAGTAGTTTCGACCCCTGAACCAGAAACCGAATAAGAATTTGCAACTTTTTCAACTGCGGTTGCTGCCGCCTGTACATCTATTTGCACTGAAGAGGTAATTGTGCTTGTCATGTCAGCAAATGCCGCTGAAGGTAGTAAAAATAAAACAGGGAGAAATTTTTTCATTTGATACCTACTTTGGAGTTTTTGTTGTCTACTATATTAACTTTACCCTGTAACTTCTTTTTGTCATTATTTTTACTTTTTAGGTCGATCCCAAACTGAGTAAGGACGCCCGAAAGCAAGCCTGCGGCAAAGGTCGTGTCAATTTGCCTGACAGGATTCGGGTTATAGTACGACCAAGAAATGACCGCCAAAGACCACCCAAGAACGATAAGCTGAACGAAAGTCGCAACAATATTCGGCCTTTGTTTTTCTTCTTCTAGTTCTTCCATAAAAGACCCTTTTGCTAAAATTAGCAAATTTGTCTAAAGTTGAAAAGAATATATTACAAAAAATGATTCGATTTATTAAGCCAATACTGAAGTTCTTTGTCAAATCCAACGCGGTAAAATCTCTTGTGATTGGATTGCTTGAAGACTATGCCGAGTCTACGGAAACGGATATTGATAATGAATTGGTTGCTCTTGTTAAGAAAAAGTTATGGCCTGTAACATAACTTTAGGTTATGGTTGGCATAAGGCGTCAGGTGGTCGATGCCTTCTCTGCAAAAAATGGGCTTACTAATTCCCCAAAAGTAAGCCTATTTTCAATATAAGGAGGTCAGCTTGCTATGGCTTGGGATGATTGGCTTATCATAACAGAAACGCTTGAAGATCAACTTTATCTTGAGATTCAGGCGCGGATGTTAGCCGAGATAACTGACTTTGAATATTTGCTTGATATAGCTGTAAATTATCAGCGGCAGAATTGGCAAAAAGACGAGATCATCAAAAATTGCATTGCAAAGATTGGCGATCTCGAAACAGAACTAATTAAGTTAAGTCTTAAAAAAGAAAAGGAAGAAGATAAATCAAAAATTAAAAAGGTATTTCGTCAACCTCTTTAGGCTCGATGAAGTTTAAATTTATATTTCCAAAGTCGCCATACTTACCTACTTTGCCTTTGGCATTTATATAAATACCTTCAACTTCGACTTCTTTATTTTGTGAATAATCCCAAACCTTTCCTTCTGTTGTTTTTGTATCAACCAATTTCATCAAGTGGTCACAAAAACCAGCAACGGATTCCACAGGAATAAAAAGAGACATTCCTCTTGGATATTTTTCAGTATCTTCAAATTCTTGACTTCTTTCGTTTGTTGAATATTTGATTGGATAAGGTGTGGCGGGTTTAAATTTAAATTCAGGCATGATTAAAAAAATTTGTTAAAAGTTGATCGAATAATTGAGTAAGCGAAATTTTGTTTTCCGCGCAGTATTTACGGATTAGGGTGGCTTGCGTATCATCGGTTCTAAAATAAAATTTGTTGCGGTTGTAATAAGAGTTGCGGCGTGATCGAAGCTGCGCAATAACTTCTTCGCCTGATTGTGTGGCCTGTTCTTCGGTCATTAATCATCTTTATACTTTTCAACAGCTTGACGCAAAAATCTGCCATGTTCAGATAATGTAATATTTTCAGGACGAACTGATTTAACTTTTAAATTAAAATGTTCTTTAAACTCTTTCAAGATTTGTTCCTGATGGCCTGATTCGCGAATGTCTTGGCAGATCAAATCCCTTGCTTGCGGGTTTATAGGTTTAGGAATTAAATAATCTTTTTCAGGTTCTTGATTTGGTTTTGTCGGTGTTTTTGTTACCCCTTCTTTTTCTGGTAGCTTTTCAGCTTCTTCTTCTTTCTTGGCTTCTTTAATTTCAAGACCCGCCCATAATTCGTGAGCATCGCCAAAAGAATAGCAGGCGCAAGCGCAAAGACATCTTCGATGCGCCTTTTGAATGTCAGTTGTTGAGATTTTATCGTATTGAATACCTTTGTTGAAATTATTAGTTATTGAGTAAACATACAAGGGTAATTTAATACCTGTTTCTACGTTCTGAAAATAGCCCATAATGTAGCCCGTATTGTCAGGAGCCATCCAAACGATTTGGCCGTTTGGGTCAGGTTCTAAAGCAAAAAACCAGTTCGGCGCGTGTATTCTTATTCTTTGCGCTGTTAACGCCCAAGAACAATAAGGAACTTTGCCCTTATAATAGAGATCGTTTTCTGTAATAAGACCGCCCAGATTTGGGATTTCGATTGGTTTTGTTTGGTTTTCCATAGTTTGAGAAAAAATTAAAGGCAGGCCAGAAGGGTTCCTTAAATGTAGCTTTGACCCATAACTGACTACAACCCTAGTTGCCTATTCTAGGTAGTCCGCATCTGAGAGAGGTTGGCTGACCGCGCTTCGTTATGGTTATCGCGGCATAACAACTCTGGCCTATGTTCTTTAGTCTACCAATTTATTCTGGTTTGTCAAAAGTTTTTATATTTATATTTGCCCCAATGTGTTCAAATCGTTTTGCATAGCGTTTTAACGCCTGCAAACAAACAACAAGAGAATCATCTGCAAGAACAGTTCCGCCAGATGTTACAGATAAGGCATCAAGAGTGCTTCGCGTTAATTTATCAACATCCCCTGTTGTTTTGCTAGTGCAGAAAAAAGGCGCGTTATTTTTTAAAATTTCTGCATTTTTTCCTGTTCCGAAATGGCTCTTAGGGCGCGGCATTATAAATTCAATAGAAACTTGCACGGGTTCATTGAACGGGTTGCCTGCAAACGCTTCAAGCGCCGCGTGAATAATATCCTGACGCCACGGCTTAACCCTTTTGCTTGATTCCATCAATCCGCCGTATCTTGTCAAAGTTTTTGAACCCTGCGGCGCGGGTAAACCTACAACACGAAATTCAAGTTCTTTCATTTGTACGCTTTGCGATAAGTATTAATAAATTTTAAATATGCTTCTGAAAATAAGCTGTCTAAATCTTCTCTATCTTTATCAATAGCTTTCAATCTGCCAAGTTCCATTGCAAATTCAATAGTTTGGCATAACTCGTAAGTTAAAGGTACATTGAATACTTTTTTTTTGTCGATAATTTTTTTTGTTCTTCCCATCTTTAAAATTCCCCCTGTTCAGAATCAAATCTTTTCCACGCCTGCGACCACGCATAAGCGCAATCAATCGTGTGTTGATCTTCGCCAACTACACATCTGTTCGGTCTTGCCCAGATTGTTTTGCATACATCAGGAATAATTTTGTGATGTTCTGCAAGCGCTTCAAGATAACTTCCCATCTGCGCGTCTGTTGAATATGGCTTGGCGTACTTTTGAGATTGTGTTTTTAAATCAATCAACATAAGTTTCTGGGATTTGTTGTCGTATCCCAGAAGATCAAGTTGACCGCCGACAGATTTCTCAAGATCGCAAAGCATATATTCAACCGCCCACGGCTCGAAATCTTCCCACAATTCCAAATCCATCAAAGGCTTAATCCAATCTTCATAATCGCCCATTTCGATCTTATCGTTGCCGAGCATACGTTGTTGCAGTGCATAATGCGCTGTTTCGCCCCTTGGTTGCCATTTGTGGCGATAGCGTTCAATGTTTTCTAATTGTTCAGGCGTTTTTGTATTACAAACTTGAGTTGTTGAAAATGCAAGCTGTTCGCCTGTCGGTTCCCAGATATATTTGTGGGTTTTTTCTATCCTTGCGATAGGTAGTGGCGGAAGTAATTTTTTCATGCCACCGACATCCC